CATCAACCTTGGTAAAGACTGTCAGTCCATCCAAGTCATCATGCAAGATACCACCTTCAAGGTAGACAAGGTTTGCAATATCAGAGAACTTAGGTACACTAGGCCAATGCTTGTTTAGCACAGACTGACATTTCTTATCCCACTCACAGAAAGCAACTGTCTCATACAAGTTAGTCTTTTCTAGACCATACGAGAAACCACCAATACCAGAGAACAAGTCCAAGACCTTTAGTTTACCCATAGATTTCTTGTAGCCTCTTCATAGATACAAACTCTGGTTCATAGACACCGTTATCAAGTTCCCGTTTGATAACTACGCCCTTCCACCACTCACTGTTTGCCTGACCAGCCCAGCTTTCCTCTGCACCCTTAAAGCAACCAGCTACAAGACCAATGATAGGTCGAGGGTGGGCAGAGTCCTTGAAGTATAGACTACGCTTATGACTGTGACCACAAGTAGAACTATGGTTCCTATTAGAGATGATACTATAGGCATGGTGCATCCCTGATGTAGCTGTACCATAGTTACCAGAACTAAAGTAGTGCGAATAAGAGACACCATCATAGTCAGCTACAGCAGGTGCTGAGTTGTGATACTCATGATACTCATCAAACCAGTGATCAGTCTGTAGATGTTTGAACGAGATGCCAAACTTGGAACCCTCTAGTCGGGGGTCTTGTGCTATAGCCTTCTTGATCCTGTTCTCATGATTACCCTCAAACCCAATGTATGCAGGTTGCTTTCGCTTATAATAGCGGAACTTCCAGCGCATACGTTCCATTGCATCATTGTAGTGTTCGATGTCTGCTTGGTAGGATTGAGATACAATGGCTTGAGGGTATCGTGTGTCATAGGTGTTAAGGGAACGCATATCAGCACCATCCCCCAAGTCAAACACATAGTCAGGCTTGAGATCATACAAGAACTCACCCAACCAACTAAACCTCTCATTGACTACAGAAGGGTCAGTGTGGGCACAAGAGAATACTACTGCTGTTTTACCTGTCATACGAAGATCACCTTTGGTTCTACGCTCTTGTAGAAGTGGTTGACAATATCATAGGCCTCATTGAAGTCTGCAAACCACAATGCAGTGTCCGACAGATCAGTCTCATCGTTCACAAGACACTTTACTTCCAAGAACCACTCACAACGTTCAGGAACATCCTCGTCGTCTGGGATACTATCACGATGGATAGGGCCTTCATTGACGTGGAAGATGGTGATTTTGGTCATCCCCAAGTCAGACATACGATCTTCAATCTCGTCGTCGATCCTCTGTTCTTGGAGTAGAAGGTAATCATCAGAAACCTTTTCGAATGCCTGATCAGACAATCTTCCAAACAAGGCTCCAAAGATAAAGAAGATGTAGTCTTTCATTCATTGATCCATTCTATTGTAGGAAGGTGTAGTCTTTCATCCCTTGGCCCATTATTTAGTTCAGAGTGGTAGAGATTGTCTACAAAATCCATTGTAAACTCTTTTCCGAGATAAAGTGCGGACCTTTTATTAAGGTATGTTCCATAAAACTCTGGTGTAACTCCCCCCCAAGCCCTGCACATTAACTCAAAATGTTTTCGGCAAGAAACCTGTACCTTCCCATCAAGGAAATGTTTTTCAAAGACATAGGTTGTAGACGCATCTAGGTAATAACAGTCTACCACCCCAACCCAATCTTGGAGGAGTTCTCCATAACGGGGGAAGGTGGTAGAATGATACCCGTCATCTAAATAATAGTCCCAGTCGCTTTGAGGGACATGGTATCCTTTTGAGCGACTCCCTTGTAGATAGTACCTCCAACCACGGGCCTTGAAGTATTCTTGTGCAAGTTTACTCATTTATCCAATCCTCTGGGATTACTTTATCAGACCACTTGAAACCGTACTGGTCACACCAAGTAGAGTATGTAGTTTTAGAACCTTTATAAAGTTTGGCCCTAGCATTAGAGAAGACGAACCTGATGTCCAACTCTGGGTGCTGCTTCTGGATCAGAAGATGTTTCTTACGATCCTCTGTCTTGAACAACCCCTTGGTTTCTATGATTATCCCATTAGGAAGCTGGAAGTCTACAGTGTACTTACGAGTTTCTGCTAGCTCATAGGGAACCTTTAGTTTCTCGTATTCGTAGGGAACCCCAGCTTCCTCTAGTTGTTTGGCAACCTTCTCCTCAAGGCCAGAGCGATAACCATTCTTGATGGCTCTTGCTCTTACGTTACTTACTCTGGAGGCTGCCACATCTGCCCCTCTTCCCTACGCAACCACAAGAGCCTAGCGTTCTCTAGGACACGTCCCTCGTCACCATCGTAGGCTTTAACTACAGCCTCATACAGTTCTTTCTCGTCAGTCAACCCTTCCAAAAGTTTATCTGCTTTCACAGGACCAACTCGGAGCAAACCTTTGATGTTATCTGCTGCATCACCAGTGAGGATTTGCTTATAGAAGAACTTTGTACCATCAGCAGGTTCAACAAAGGTCCACTCACCCTTTACGAAGTTGAAATGCCAGCAAGGTATCTGTAGCATATCCTTGTCGATAGATGCAACAACTGTCGTCTCAGGGTCATTCTTTGTGGCTTCGATAGCGATAGCATCATCTGCCTCTTGACCATTGATAACTACTCCCCGATAGTTGTCTACTAGATACTGCCTAGCAACAGGAAGCATATCAGGCTTAGGGGCTGACTTACGATTGCCTTTGTATTCAGCAGTCACAGCAATGTCATGACGAAAGTTATTCCTTCCCGTCAGATATGTTGTGTAGTCATCTCCATTAGAGAACACAAGAGTTTCCCCAATGATGTAGTCCATCAGGTCATCTATCTTAGCCTCTACTTCCCAAGGATAACCTAAGTCGCCTACAGAGAAGGCAGCCCTGTACGCGATGATGTCACCGTCCAAGAGCAAACGTTTGATTACGTCTGGTTTATCCATGAACGAGAGCCTGCCAGCTCACAGGATACAGTTCCTGCATTACTTTGTCGATTTGTTGTGCGACAAGTCGCGTTTCGTACTGAGTATCCTCTTTAAGTCGAAGAACGCACATATTAGCGAAGGCATCCATAGAACCTGACCAGTACCACTCTGTATACATTGATTGAGGCAGGACCATCCGTGCCATCTCTGGAGCTACACCATCATTGATGAGGAACTGGTAGTATCGGATTGCATCGGCATTCCAACCACCAATCTCTTTAGTGTTGTAGCTCTCGACTACACCATCAGAACCTTGCTTCTTATCCTTAGCCCTACCCCGCCATACATCAGGGACATAAAACTCGGGTTCACTATTGACATAGCGACGGCTAACCTCATTCATACGCAAGTATTCATGCTTGACTAACTGTCGGGCTACGAAGATGGGTGCCTTGATATGGAGGGATGCAAAGCAATGTCCAAAGGGAGAGTGGTGTTTGTGTTTTGCTAGATACTTGATGAGTTTTGTATCACTATCCTTTAGTTTACCCAAGCACTCGACTGGCTGTTGGCAACAATCATCTCCTAAGGGGCATTCTAGAACGCTCTTCTTGCCGAAGCTAACCCTAGCCGCATTAACAACGCTAAGGTCTGAACCCATATGGTCAACGTAGGTTGCGGTAATCACCGTGCAGTCACCACTTCTTCATTGTTGTCTTTAACAAACACAACTTGCTTGATGTAGGTATATCCTACGGCCCGTGTGAACTGCAAGATAAGTTCTGCAAAGTCCCCAAGGTACTCTACTTCATTCTGAGCAACACACACCTCGTTGTCGATACCAACGTCGAGTTCGTGTTTAGCGTACAAAGATACTTGCATTTACTTTACCCTATTTGTTTCTGTACTTACTTTGGTTCCCCTAGAACCATATGATTAGCTCTAGGGGGTAGTCAATAGTCTAGGCTTTACATATCCCAGACATCAGCAAACTCTGATTCAGCCGCTGTTGCATTCTGTTCGTACTCCACCAGCTTGGTGATTGCGATAGCCTCAAGACGAAGACCAGCACCCTCGGAGTACATATCAAAGCGAACAATGGCTTCAGAACCACTACCTACAAAGCCATCTTCCGACACCATCCAGTTCTTCTTATTGGCAGGATCACGAAGGTCGAGGACTTTAGGAAGGCCACCATAGTTCATCTCGGTGGTTCCACCTTTCTTGTTCTCGAAGACCTTCAGATTGTCTTTGTAGTTACGAGATAGTTTGATGTACTCACCGATACCAAGTTCCTGATCACCTTTCTTGATACGATCATGTCCCATAGGTTTCAGATCAAGACCAGCAGCAATCAACTTCTGTTTATCTTCCTCAGAAGTGAAGTAGGCATTCACTACAGTCTGCCCACCTTTCTTAGCCACTGTTCCTTGTGCTGACTTAACGGGTGCATCAGGATCACCTTTGTCGTAGTTTTCTTCAAACACACGGGGGTATTCCAGAACCATCTTCATGTCAAACTTCATCGGGGTATTTCCTCTCGGGGGTTATTTTGAGTTAGGGAACTAACTGCCCTACTATAGTATAGGTCTGCTTTTTAGCCAATCGTCAAGCGATTCTAAGCACTTATGGAGATATAGCTAATGTGTGATTCTTTTGTCACACTTCTGGTTAGTGTACGTCTGCGTAGTTGTCTCCGGTCTTCCAATCAGAGGAAACCTTGACGTTCAGTTGTAGTTTCTCGTTCAGGGCTTTCTCTACCCTCTGGAACAAGGGGCCGAACCGTTCTGTGTCGTTTCTGTTGGTGTAGAACAATCCTTCATCATGATATTGCATAACCATAGGGACACCTTCCTTACGGACAAAGGCCAACCAGTTGTCAAACACATAGACACCTGTACTTTGGTTCAATGTACTAAAGGCGTCCTTGATGGCTCTAAGGTTATGCCAGAAGCCAGAGACAGGGTTCTGTAGCCATAGAGAGCCGTCCTTAAGCACCTTAGTTACTTGTCGGCTACCAATCTCCTTGATAGACCAGTTGCGGTCCCAGTAGGCGTCTATGAGCTTCTTAGCCTCACCTACAGAGCACCCTAACGCCCTAGACAACTTGGGTGCCCCAACTCCGTAGACACAACTATAATTTGCTGCCTTGTAGCCCTTACGGATAGCCTTAAGGTGTCTAGCCCCTCCTGCATTGTACTGGTCAATCTCCTCTTGGCTACAAGCCCCTGCAAACTGTGCGAGGTCGAGGTGAGGGTCAAAACCTTCTTGGCTCATGGCTGCAACATAGTCAGGATCAAGGGGCTGCATGTAGTGTCTCTTTGTAGTGTCCTCAAGGCTAACCATATCTGCACCAACTAGTACATGATCATCAGAAGGTGCCAATAGGCAAGCACGAACCTCATGACCATAGGGTTTGTCTACACCCGGTAGATTGGCTAGAGGCTTCCTATGTTTGAACCTAAACGTATTCGTAAGGCCATCAATAGTAGACCTGATCCACCAGACACCATCAGCATCTTGTTTCGCTGCATTCAGATAGGCTTTGAAGATACCGATACGGTGTGTCAGTACAGTCAACCCATCAAGGTATTCAATAGCAGGGTCTTTCTCCTTGAGTAACAAGACTGACTCACAAAGTTCCCCATCCTTACGAACTTGTTCAATCCTACGCTCATTGCCGTATTCGTCTTTGTCATACTTGAAGGTGACAGGCTCCCAGCCAAGACCATAGAGCCAATCCTTGATCTGAGGTACAGAGTCGGGGTTACCTTCCTCGTACCTATCGACTACCCGTAGAGGCCCTACAGTGCCCTCTGGAAGGCCATAATCAGCTAGGGTAGAGAACCACCGCTTACCGTGCTCGGATAGCGTCCCATCGGCCTTGTAGGGCTTCTGTGGCTTGTTTACTATCTTAGTGATTGCCCTCTTTGGCATAGCCTCTGCTAGTTCCTTGGTCTTAACCTCTTTCAAGGCTTCCAACGCAGTGAACATCTTTGTAGCTAAGGTATAGTCTAGACGGATACCTTGCTTCTCTGTATCGTTAGCGCACTGCATCTTGAAGGTAAGGTATCGAATGAGACGGATAGCATCATCCGATAGAGAACCATCTTCCTTCTGACCATAGAGAGCAACCAGTTTGTTCCGCAGACGCAGCCATAGGCGCATGTTGATCTTAACGTCTTCTTCGCATCTGTGGGTGTAATCCTCACGAGTAAGGCTCTCCCAGTCTACAATCTTAGGCTTGGGTACACCGAAGGTAATACCATAGGCTTCCAGACCGTAGTTAAGGCCCTTCTCTGTACGCTCATAGTCCAAGTACCAAGCAAGGATGAGTGTATCTACAAGGATAGTTTTCTCACTTGGACGGATACCATAGACCTTAACTACAGCATCCAAATCGAAGCGTAGGATGTTATGGCCTATGATCATGTCGGCATCATACAATTCCTTGATGCACTTAGGATCATATCCGCTGATGGGTTCAGACATGGTGTTGTCTTGCCATGAAACCACATGGACTCGATCCAGCTTGTCAAGAAATCCATTAGTCTCCAAATCCCAGACAACCTCCCGCATCCATCAACCTCCTTGTTGTGTGTATAGGCTCTTTAGTGTGTAGTGGTAGGTGGCATCAGAACCATAAGCAGGACAAACATTGACATACTCAGGAGGAGAACCTTTTCTATCGTAGGAGCAGATAAAAGGCTGGCTGGATACTTCTGGGTACACACTTACAAGCTTATGCTCTAGTTTCTCGTACACTTCCAGTTTCTTCCGTAGGTACTCTACTTCTTCTGGGTCATTCATTCTTCAAGATCCTCTCGTAAGCCTCGTCAAATGTGATACCAGATGCAGTACAAGCCATAAGGAAGTTGAAGCCAAGGCCACAGATGAAACTGTTAAAGTTCTTATCACAAAGGACAGAAACAATAGCTGAACCATCTTCTTGTTGCTCCGTACTTTCCACCTCTAGGGTTCCGCTCCAAGCCTTATTCATAGTCTTTAACTCCGTGTTTATAGATGTCCTGTTCGATCATCTTCAGGATTTCCTTTAGTTCTTCCACAGATTCCCCACTGAGCAGAGGTGTCATTGTCCAACCCGGTCCACTAGGGAGATGGTAATACTCATGTATCCCATACCAGACTTCCTGCTCATCATCGTGTCTCATTACCTGATAGTGCCAGTTAGAAGCCAAAATCTGTATCTCCGCTTGTTTTGCGTAGTTTGACGATAGTATTCCCCGCAGGAATGTCATCAAACACACTTGATTGATTTTCACTAGTACCAAACCTCTCAGACACCATCGTAGTCTGCCCATCATACATAAGCATTCCACATGCACCAGTCAACGCAAAAGGTCTGTTCTTGGATGTTGAGAGGTATGTAGTGTTCTGTTCTCTAGGGTCATCAGATGTCTTGT